TAGTAGCACGTTTCGGTAAGCCAGCTGATTCTAATGCTGATAGCTTCTTCACTGCTGCTAACTTCCTTTCTTATACCAATAATCTTCTAGTTGTCCGTGGCGATGCTACTGGCGCTAAGAACGCTGTGGCTTTGACTACTGGTAGCGTATCTACTGCTACTGTTTCAAATGCTGGTTCTGGATATACTTCTGCTCCAACTGTAGCATTTTCTGCTCCACAAGTTGATGGTGGTGTTCAGGCTACAGGTACTGCTGTTATTTCTGGTGCTCCAGTAACTTCTATTACTCTGTCTGCAGCTGGTTCTGGATATACTTCTGCTCCAACTGTTACAATTAGCGCTCAAGTTGGCGACACAGGTACTGGTGCTACTGCAACTGCCCAACTTTCTGGCGCTGGTGTTACTGGGACAACAGTAACAGCTGGTGGCTCTGGTTACACTACTGCTACTGTTGCATTCTCTGTCCCTCAAGTTGCAGGTGGTACTACTGCTACTGGTACTGCTACAATTACTGCTGGTGCTATCACTGCTATCACTGTAACTAATGCTGGTACTGGTTACACTTCTGCACCAACTGTAACAATCACTGGTGACGGAACTGGTGCTACTGCAACTGCTGCTATCGGCACTTCTACTATTACTGGTATTGTTATTTCTAACGCTGGCTCTGGCTACAAAGTTGCTCCAGCTGTTACTCTTTCTGGTGGTGGTACTGGCGCTGCTGTTGGTTCTGTTACTATTGGTACTTCTACTGTAACTAACATCACTGTAACAAATCCAGGTTCTGGTTACTCTTCTGCACCAACTGTTACTCTTTCTGGTGGTGGTGGTACTGGCGCTGTAGCCTCTGCTACTGTTTCTACTGGTACTGGTATCAAAATTAACAACCTACAAGATTACCTAGACAACTATGTTAATGGTGCTGGTCTTATTGGTGAGTTTGCTGCTAAGTATCCAGGTACTCTAGGAAACTCTCTAAAAGTTTCTATCGCTGATTCTGCTTCTTTCGGTACTTGGACTTACAAGGCTGAGTTCGATTCAGTTCCAGGAACTTCTGCTTATGCAGCATCTGTTGGTGCAGCAAACGATGAATTACACGTTATCGTCATCGACGAAGATGGCGCATGGACTGGCACTCAAGGTGCTATCCTAGAAAAGTTTGCCTTTGTTTCTAAAGCATCTGATGCTAAGAAGTCTGATGGCTCTAACAACTACTACAAAGATGTTGTAAATTCTCAGTCTCGTTACGTATGGTGGATGGATCACCCAGTTCTAGCTTCTTCTGGCGATGCTTGGGGTCAAGCTGCTGCAGGTAAAACTTTCAAGACTACTGCAACTGCAGTCACTCGTTCGCTAACAGGCGCAACTGATGACTTAGCTTTGACTGATGGTCAACTACAGACTGCATGGGATATCTTCCGTGATGATGGTCAATATGACATCAGCCTACTACCACTAGGTAAAGTTTCTGCTGCTGTTGCTACTTACGTTATCAACAACGTTGCTGAAGAGCGTCTAGACTGTGTTGTGTTTGTTTCTCCACAGAACGTAACTTCTGGCGACATTATCATCGGTAATGGCTCTACTGCCACTGACGAAGTTGTTGCATATCGTAACGCACTACCATCTACTTCTTATGCAGTGATGGACTCTGGATTCAAGTACCAGTATGACCGTTACAACGACAAGTACCGTTGGGTTCCACTAAACGGTGACGTTGCTGGTCTATGCGCTCGTACTGACTACACTAATGACCCATGGTTCTCTCCAGGCGGTCTAAATCGTGGTCAAGTTAAGAATGTAGTTAAGTTGGCAATCAATCCTAACAAGACTGATCGCGACGAACTGTACAAGAATGGTGTTAACCCAGTTGTTACTTTCCCAGGACAGGGTACTGTTCTATTCGGTGACAAGACTCTTCTGGCTAAGCCTTCTGCGTTCGATCGTATCAACGTCCGTCGTCTGTTCATCGTTCTTGAGAAAGCAATCGCTACTGCTGCTAAGTACCAGCTGTTCGAATTCAACGACAGCTTCACTCGTGCTCAGTTCAAGAACCTAGTTGAGCCGTTCCTACGCGACGTTCAAGGTCGCCGTGGTGTTACTGAGTTCCTAGTCAAGTGTGACGAAGGTAACAACACTGGTGAGGTAATTGATCGTAACGAGTTTGTCGCTGACATCTTCATCAAGCCAAATCGTTCTATCAACTTTATTACTCTGAACTTCGTTGCTGCTCGTTCTTCTGTGAACTTCAACGAAATCGGTGGTTAATTGGATAGGGGAGACGAAAGTCTCCCCGTCTACAACGAATAAATAAAGATAAGAACAAGGAGAATTAAATGGCAAATATTGCTGACTTCAAGGCACAGATGATTGGTGGTGGCGCTCGCCCTAACCAATTCTACGTGCAACTAACATTCCCTTCATACGTAGGTCTTGGTGTTGTTGCTGGTCAACAAGCACAGTTCCTGTGCCGTTCTGCACAGCTACCTGCATCTACTATTGAACCAATCACTACTCTGTATCGTGGTCGTCCAGTACAGTTCGCTGGTGAGCGTACTTTCGCTCCATGGACTGTAAGCATCTATAACGACACTAGCTTCAATATCCGTAATGCTCTAGAAGTATGGCAAAACGGTATTCAGAACTACAACACTACACTGGGTAAAACTAATCCACGTGACTACCAAGTTGACCTTTCTGTGTTCCAACTTGATCGTTCTGGCGCTATCATCAAGAGCTATAAGTTCGTTGATGCAATGCCTGTGAACATTGGTCCAATCCAACTAGACTTCGATCAACAGAACCAGATTGAACAGTTCGACGTTGAATTCACTTACAACTACTTCACTAGCAATACCACTTCTGGTGCTCTTGCTGGCGTTAATGTTTCTGTGGATACACCAATCGGTACTTTCCCAATCCCTCTATAATCAAGTCGGGTAATAATTAAATTATGCAATTGTTTGGTTTTGAAATTCGTAAGAAACCCATTCAGCAAGAAATGGCGAGCGTTGTCTCGCCTTCTTCTGATGACGGCTCCACTGTAGTCGCCAGTGCCAGTGCCTATTATGGCATGGTGATGGACATCGAAGGTATTGTTAAAAACGAAAACGACCTTATTCGTCGTTACCGTGAAGTTGCTCAATACGCCGATACTGACGCAGCCATTGAAGATATTGTTAATGAATCCATCATCTCTGAAGATGGAGCAATCGAACTAAATCTTGACAAACTAAAAGTATCTGAAGCTATCAAGAAAAAGATGCAGGACGAGTTTCAAAACGTCCTGCGCCTTTTGAAGTTTAGCGACAAAGGTCATGATATCTTCCGTTCGTGGTATATTGATGGTCGTCTTTACTACCATATCTTAATAGACGAGAAAAACCCAAAGGCAGGTATCGCCGAACTACGCTACGTAGACCCACGTAAGATTCGTCGCATTAAGAACGTCGAAAAGACAAAGACGGACAAGGGTGTTGATATCACTAAAGTTATTGAAGAGTACTACCTCTACAATGACAAAGGAATTACTGAGCAAACCACTCAGGGTGTTAAGCTGACTCTGGATTCAGTCATCTTTGCTCCTTCTGGTCTGCTTGATGCAAATACTGGCATGATGATGAGTCATCTGCACAAAGCAATTAAGCCAGTAAACCAACTTAAGATGATCGAAGATGCTGTAGTCATCTATCGTATCAGTCGTGCTCCTGAGCGTCGTGTATTCTACATTGACGTTGGTAACCTTCCAAAGCTGAAGGCAGAGCAATACGTCAACGACATCATGAACAAGTTCCGCAACAAGGTTGTGTATGACGCCACTACTGGCGAAGTACGTGATGACCGTAAGCACTTGTCGATGATGGAAGACTTCTGGATGCCTCGTCGTGAAGGTGGTAAGGGTACTGAGATCACTACTCTTCCAGGTGGTCAAAATCTTGGCGACATTCAAGACATTCAATACTTCCAACAGAAACTGTATCAAGCACTTAACGTGCCACTGTCTCGTCTGCAACAGCAACAAGGTTTCTCGCTTGGTCGTTCTACAGAAATTACACGAGACGAAATCAAGTTCAGCAAGTTCATTGCTAGACTGCGCAAGCGTTTCAACAATCTGTTCTTTGAAGCACTACGTGTTCAGCTAATAGCCAAGAACATCATTCGTGCTGAAGAGTGGGAAGATCTACGTCAAGACATGGAATTTGTCTACGACCAAGACAACCACTTTACTGAACTAAAGAACAACGAAATCTTGTTGCAACGTGTTCAAATGCTGCAACAAATGGATCCTTATATTGGTAAGTACTACTCTACTAATTGGGTCAAGAAAAATGTTCTTCAACTCACTGAAGAAGACATTAAAGAAATGGATAAAGAGATCGAACAAGATCTTCATAGCCAACTTGGTCGTGCTGAGTTTGACGGTACTGCGGCAGGCATTCAACAAGTTTCTCAACAGAACTATGTTGATCAATTTACGCCACAAGAACCTGAGCCAGACCAACCTAACACACAGAAAAAATAACAGGAGTATATTATGTCAAGCACTAAAGATTTGATCAACGCTATCTCTACAGGCGACTCTGTAGGT